TTGCTGATGCAATAGGTGGACAGACACAACAACCAGTACAAGCGTTTGTAGTAGCTAATGACGTAACAACAGCACAAAGCCTTGAAAATAACATAGTCGAGGGCGCAACATTATAAATACAAAATAAATTAAAATCTATTATATATTAATATGCGAATTGTAGAACTCATTTTAGACGAAGACCAAGAAATAGGGATAGAAGCTATTAGCGTAGTAGAAAACCCAGCAATAGAAGAAGATTTTATTGCTCTTAAATCACAAGAGTTTAAACTTGCAGAGGTAGACAAAGAAAAGCGTATTTTAATGGGCGCGTTACTTATACCAAACAAGCCTATATACAGACGCAATGGAGAAGATGAGTACTACATATATTTCTCAAAAGATACTGTCTTAAAAGCTTCGCAAATGTACTTAATGCAAGGCAAACAAAACAACTCAACTTTAGAACACCAATACGAATTAAACGGACTTAGTTTAGTAGAGAGTTGGCTTGTAGAAGATAAGGTACACGACAAAAGTGTAAAGTACGGAATGGACTTACCACTTGGTACTTGGGTAGGTGCTGTAAAAGTAAACAACGACCAGATCTGGAATGAGTTTGTAAAAACTGGTAAGGTCAAAGGCTTTAGCATAGAGGGTTACTTTGCTGACAAAATGGAAAGACCAAAAGAAAGCATAAAAGACGAACTTGCTAAGATAGAAGAAGCCGAAGCAGAGTATTTACTAAGTCAGGTTAAGGCAATAATCAAAAATGACAAAAGATATAGTAGTGGTAAAAAGACAACCTTAGAAAGCTACTCAGATTACCCAGATGCAGTAAAGAACAACGCTAAACGAGGCATAGATCTTAACAAAAAGGTAAACAACAAATGCGCTACTGAGGTTGGCAAGATACGAGCGCAACAATTAGCACAAGGTAAGCCAATCAGTAAAGAAACTATAAAGCGTATGTATTCGTACTTGTCAAGAGCAGAAGAATACTATGACGAAAACGACAAAGAAGCGTGTGGCACTATCTCTTATTTATTGTGGGGTGGTTTAGCTGGAAAGCGATACGCTGCTAAGAAACTAAAAGAGTTTGGGGAGTTGAGCCTTGCATCTATGGTTGTGAACGAGGACTTTGCTATAATAGACGACCGCTTGGCTTATTCAACAGAAGAAAAAGCTAAAGAGATGTCAGCTAACATAGGTTGTGAGGGAATACACACACACGAGTACGAGGGTAAAACTTGGTATATGCCTTGCGAACAACACAGCGTAGATATGTATGGTAAATGTCCTAAAGGTTTTAAAAAGAAAAATGGCAAGTGCGTAAGAATGGCTGAGGTAGGCGAAAGAGGTGGTATAAGACCAAGTAAGAAAGCACCAAAGAGCGATACACCAAACCCAAACCCAAAAGGCAAAGGAACTGCTAAAGGCGATGCTTCTACAAGTAGAGGCGCAAAGGTATCTAAGGCTGACGAGGCTACACTTAAAAAAAAGTCCGATGACTTTAACGAAAGATACAAAGATAAGTTAGGCTATGGTGTAAATGTAGGAATGCTAAAAACAGTATTCC